TTCCTGATGGCAAAGAGTTGGTATGGCTAAACTGGGAATGGATCATCAGAGACCCTAAGCCAGCAGACAGGGCGGGATGGCAGTGGAACTGGAACCATGCAGACAGGGCTTGGGTTGAGAGTGCTTGGCAAACATCGCCTTCAGAAGCAATACCCATTACAATCTCAGAAGCTCTAACGACAGACCAAATATCAAACCTCACCACCGCACAGCTCATATAAGGCAACAATGTGTTCGGCTTTGACCCATTTTCAACTGCGCCATTCTCAGCGATCAGTGTATCGGGTGCCAACACATATCAAAAGGAAGTAGCCGAGACAGCTACTGGCACTGACGCTACCGATGCAATCCTAACGATTAATTCAGCCGTTGCGGAAACGGCTACGGGTACAGACGTTGCTGACGCAAACATTGTTTACGATCGTGCCGTCAGTGAAACATCATCTGCTTCTGATTCCGTTGCGTCAGAAATAGCCTATCAAGCGTTTATTGCAGAAACTGCAACAGCTACTGACGCTATTTCAACAACCCTTACTTTAGTAGCGTCAGTCACAGAATCTAGCACAGGATCAGACGCACTAACGGTATCTATAGACGTAACCGGCAGTGTCAGCGAAAATGCTACGGCGTCTGAGCAAGCTAATCAAGGGCAAGACCAGTTTGGTAATATCAGCGAGTTTGCTGCTGTTTTTGATGATTTTTCAGCGTCTTTGACTTATGAAGCAATTGTTTCAGAGCTTGCAACTAGCTCAGACCAATTAGCAACATTACTAAGTCTTGAAGCCGCCATTCTTGAATTAATTAACGCAACTGACCAAGTATCTATACCGCAAACACTGCAAGCTCTTATTGCAGAAACAGCCACAGCTATAGATCAATTTGGTACGCTAGACGGGGCTGAACAGTTAGTTATTAGGTTAAGATCGTTTACTGAACGAAGGAGATTTTGATGGCAATCAATCTTAAGGCAATTACATCGGTACTTGGTTACCAGCAGATCACCAGTTTAAGTTCTGCTACTGCGTTAACTGTACCTCAAAAAGACATAGCAGGCTTGGCGGGGTCGCCTCGTATTGCTATTATTACTCCCGAAGGGCAGGCTGTTCGTTGGCGCGATGATGGTGTGAACCCCACCTCAACAGTGGGTATGCCTTTAGCAGTTGGTGTTACGTTGCAATACGACGGCGACATCAACCAAATTAAGTTCATTGAGCAATCTGCTGGCGCTAAGTTAAACATCACTTACTACTCTTAATGAGGTCAGCATGAACATATCTAATGACGCCCCGATGATGAATTACGTGGATTATTTCACCAAGCAATTTCCTAAAGACTTGGCTGAAATGGCTGTTTTGCGTGATGAATTAGCTACTCGTCAAGGCGCGTTAACCGCTGCCGAAGACGCTGTTGCAGATCGTAAAAAAGCAGCGCAAGAGCTTGAAGCGGCTAAAAAAGAAGCCGAAGCTATACGTGCCGATGCGAAATATGATCAAGAAGCTGCTAAACGGGTTGTAGATGAAGCAATTGAAAAAGCCCAAAAGATTAAAGATGAAATGGCGGCGTTGATTAATGATACAAACGCCCGTGAAAAAGCAGTCGCCGCCCGCGAAAAAATTGTTACGGCAAAGGAAAAAACGTTAGAGAGCAGCGAGTTTGAATTAGTCGCTGCTCAAAAAGCGTTAGCAAATGACCGAGAAGCATTAAAGAATGAAACCACTGCTTTAGAAATACGCGTTAAAAATTTCCAAGCTAAAGTTGCAGCGTTGACAGCTTAGTTGCCACATTAACTTCTGTAAGATATGATGTTTTAACTGTACCGGCCCAGTAGACCGGGACTCTAACGAGTAAGTCATGAGCGACGAAAGTCAAACCTTAGCGGAAGTAGAATCCGCGCCAGCACCCGAGGTGACGGCCACTACGGAGATTGCACAAAATGCGCCGGAGGTCGCTGAACAAGCGCCAGAGCAGACTGAGGAAAAGCGTTTTACCCAGGCTGAACTTGACGCGATGATCAGCAAACGCCTTGCAAGAGAGCAACGCAAGTGGGAACGAGAACAAAAGCTGCGGGCATCAACGCCCGATATGCCGTCTGGTGATCTACCCGCGCAAGATAGTTTTGCTTCGACTGAGGAATACGCGGAAGCGTTAGCCGAACGAAAAGCTGCCGAACTACTTGCCCGACGGGATGCAGAAAGACAGCGAGCCGAAATTCTTGAGGTCTATCACGAGCGCGAAGAAGAAGCACGAACTAAGTACGAAGATTTTGAACAGGTCGCGTACAACCCTCGTCTTCCAATTACGTCAGTGATGGCTGAAACGATTCAAGCGTCTGACATTGGCCCCGAGGTGGCTTACTACCTTGGTTCTAATCCGAAAGAAGCCGATCGTATTGCCAAGTTGTCGCCTTTTTTGCAGGCAAAAGAGATTGGGAAGATTGAAGCTAAATTAAGTGAAAATCCTCCTGTTAAGAAATCGTCGAGCGCCCCAGCGCCGATTCAGCCCGTCACTCCTCGGGGTGGCAACGCAAGAGTTTTAGACACGACTGACCCGCGTTCGATTAAGGAAATGTCAACGTCAGAGTGGATTGAAGCCGAGCGTCAAAGGCAGATTAAGAAGTGGGAAGCTCAAAACCGAGTCCGCTAATTTTTTGAAAAGGAATTGTCATGGCAAATAGCCTACTTACCATCGACATGATTACTCGCAAGGCGCTTGAAATCCTTGAGAATAATCTTGTCTTAACTCGCAACGTAAATCGTCAGTACGACGACAGTTTTGCCGTCGAAGGCGCTAAGATTGGTTCGACCCTGCGTATCCGCTTACCGGACCGTGCGCTTGTGACGGACGGTGCTGCACTGCAAGTTCAAAGTGATAACGAACAGTACACCACGTTGACGGTTGCTACGCAAAAGCACATTGGCGTTAACTTCACGTCTGCTGAATTGACGTTGCAGTTAGACGACTTCGCAGAACGCGTGCTTAAACCTCGTATCAGCCAGCTTGCTGCTAGCATCGACGCTGACGTTGCCAATTCGTATCAGTACATTGGTAACACCGTTGGTACGCCAGGAACAACACCTGCCACGTCGTTAGTTCTGTTGCAAGCACAGCAGAAACTTAACGAAAACGCTGCGGTTATGTCTCCCCGTTACGCTACAGTCAACCCCGCTGCTAACGCTGGTTTGGTTGAAGGTATGAAAGGTCTTTTCAACCCCACAGACACTATCAGTCGCCAATTTAAGAACGGCATGATGGGTATGGGTGTGCTTGGGTTTGATGAAATCAACATGTCTCAGTCAATCAAGCAGTTCACGACCGGCTCGCGTACGGCTACTGGCGGTACAACGTCCGCTGCTGTAACAAGCGAAGGCGCAACCACCATCGCTATCACAGGCGCTGGCGCTAGCGCAACCGTTAAAGCTGGCGATGTGTTTACCGTGGCTGACTGCTATGCTGTTAACCCACAAACCCGCGAGTCCACTGGTTCGCTGTTCCAGTTTGTTGCGACTGTTGACGTCACGTTGAATGGCTCTGGCGCAGGTAACATCACTGTTGCTCCAATCTATTCTTCCGGTAATGCTCTAGCTACTGTTGCCAGCCTTCCTGCTGCTAGCAAAGCTGTTGTATTTGTCGGTGCAGCGTCTAGCCAGTACCCACAAAACCTCGTCTACCACAAAGACGCTATCACTTTTGCCACTGCCGACTTGATGATGCCGCAAGGCGTTGACATGGCGTCGCGTCAGGTTCATAACGGTATTTCGATGCGTATTGTTCGTCAGTACGACATCAACAACGACCGTATGCCCTGCCGTATTGACGTGCTGTACGGCTACAGCGTGATCCGTCCGCAAATGGCAGTCCGTCTCTGGGGTTAATCGATCTAGGGGGCTTCGGCCCCCTTACCCAATTATTTTTTGAAAGGATTTATCATGGCAATTCCTAATGGTGCTGGTGGCTATCAGTACAACGACGGTAATACCGGCGAGGCTTTGTTGTTCGTTCAGGGCGCACCCACGGCGCTAACTGGCGCAGCTACCGTTACGGCAGCACAACTAGCAAACGGTTTGTTTACGTTTGATGGTACGGCTGGCGCAATGACGCTACCCACAGTTGCGTTGCTTGAAGATGAAATTTCTTCAGCAGCTAAAGTTAACGCAGCGTTCACGTTTGCTATCGTTAATACCGATGGTACAGACGCTGTAACCGTAACCGCTGGTACGGGCTGGACCCTTGTTGGCACTGCTGCTGTGTCGGCTAACACGTCGTCGCAGTGGCTCGCGCGCAAGACCGGCGTTGGCACTTGGACGGCTTACCGTATTGCGTAACTAATAGGGGGTTCGCCCCCTATTTTTAAAAGGATCAGCTATGTCAAACACTAAACCTATTGGCGTTGCTTTTACAGACCAAGACATCATCGGCTCGCAATATGTGCTGTCCGCTGAACAGTTTGGCTACACGGCAGACGCTCAAGGTACTGTGACCCAAGCGACCAGCAAGTCTACGGCTGTTACGCTTGACAAATCAGCCGGTCAGATCACGATGAACAACGCAGCGTTGGCGAGCGTAACTAACGTGACTTTCACGTTAAACAACTCGTTCATTTCTGCAAATGACATTTTGGTTTTGAACGTAAGTGGCGGCGCTACTTCGGGCGCTTACAATTGTTGGGTTTCGGGTTTAAGCGCAGGCTCTGCGTCTATCACCCTACGCAACATCTCGGGCGGCTCTTTGTCTGAGGCAGTTGTTATTAATTTTGCTCTTATTCATTGCGTGTAAGGCGCGGGGGCTAATAACCCCCCTGTAAACTATGGCCGTCATCTATCTTCGTCACGCCACTCACGGCGCTAAAGTCGCTATATCTGATAAAGAAGCCGATAACGATAGAGAAAACGGCTGGGAAGTGTATGATCCTAATGATGTAGAAGATGAGATGGAGCCAGTTAACGAGCTTCAGCCTCGTCGTCGCAGCCGTAGAACTCAGGAGGTTGAGTTATGACAACTGCCGCTGAACTTATTAACGGGTCACTTCGCCTTCTTGGTGTTTTAGCTGAAGGTGAAGAACCTTCGGTTGCGGTCATGCAAGACTCTATCATGGCGATGAATCAAATGATTCAGTCATGGGACACTGAGCGTTTGTCAGTTTTTAGTACGCAAGATCAAGTGTTTACTTGGCCTGCGTACACTATGTCGCGCACGATTGGCCCTACCGGCGATTTTGTAGGTAATCGTCCTATTGAAATTGATGACGCGACTTATTTCAAAGACCCATCGTCGGGACTGTCGTTTGGTGTCAAACTAATCAATCAGCAGCAGTACGATGGTATTGCATACAAAACGGTTACGTCGACATACCCGCAAGTTATGTGGGTAAACAATACGTTTCCAGATATGGAAATGACGGTGTATCCAGTTCCTATCAAAGCCCTGGAATGGCACATTATTTCTGTAGAAACGTTGACGGAAGTCTCAAGCGTCGCTACAGACATGTATTTTCCGCCAGGCTACTTGCGTGCGTTT